GTTTCCGTTCGCGCGCAACAACGTGATCCCACGGGGCTTGGCCGGTCCTTATTGCGTTTCTGGATATGAGGACGGTTTCGCGCGAGGTCCGATATTTGTCGGTGACGATAATTGCGTCTATGCGCTGGAAGGCTATACGCCGACCAAGGTTTCGACGCCGGATATTGATGGACTGATCGAGCAGGTCAGCGACAAGACGACGCTGGAAGCAACGTCGTTTATGGCGCGCGGTCATGCGTTCTGGCAGTTGTCATGCCCGGCGTGGAGTTGGGTGCTGGATATCTCCACAAGCCAGTGGTTCGAGGCCAACAGCTACCAGGTTACGCGATCGAGGCGGGCAGGGGCGGTCAGCGCCTTTGAAATGTGGCTGACCGGCGATACCGAAACCGGCAATCTGCAGCAGATTGTCACGTCGGCGAACGATGAAATCGGCAGCCCTCTCCGGCTTCGGATCGAAAGCGGCCCTGTCAAGGCGTTCGCGGCGGGGACCATTGTCGGGCGAGCGGATTTCTATTTCGTGACGGGGGTAGGCATCGCGACCGGCCGCGATCCCGATCAAACCGATCCCGATGTAGAGATTTCCTGGAGCGATGACGGCGGCAATACCTGGTCGAACCCGATCCTGCGAAAGCTCGGGCGCCAGTCGGAATCGAGGCAAGTCATATCTCTGGTGTGCTGTACGGGAAGAACCCAATGGCAGGGCAGGCGCTGGCGGCTTGATATTTCTTCCGCTGTTTACGCTGGATTTCTCTACGGCACGATGTCTGACGATCCGAGAATAGCCTGATGGCACAATTCCGGATGCCGCCGCCCGACGTGGTGATTATCGATCCGAATACCGGGCGATTTACCCCGGATGGATACGATGTGTTCAAGGCGCTGGAGCGCCTGGGCTTGCTGGATCTGTCCGGTGTGGACCCGACTGCGCCGACCAATGGTCAAGTGCTGGTTTACAACTCGACAAGCGGTCTTTGGAAGGCTGGAGCGAACTAAATGGGTAATATTTTCACCGACTTGTTCAGCTCTGACGACGCCCAAAAGGCGGCGGCCGCAGCAGCACAAGGCTATCAAACCGGTGCGACGACCGCGAACAATACACTTACTGGCGCTCAGACCAGCGCCGATGCGCTGTATGGGCAGGCACAAGCGCCTTATAACAGCCTGATTGCCTCCACGGGTGCGGGTTCTTCGGCCTATGGCGATGCGACGGGAGCCAACGGCGCGGATGGGCTTGCGCGAGCTAAGGCACTCTATCAGTCCGATCCCGGCTATAACGGCGGTCTTACCACGGGCATTGACCAGGTGATGCGGACGAATGCTGCGGCGGGCAATCTCGGCGGGGGCAACAATTCGGCCGATGAAATCAAATTCGCTTCCGATTACGACGCAAACAAATATGGCCAGTATGTTTCGAGCCTCGCGCCCTATCTCGGAGCGAATGCCAGCGCCATTTCCGGCAATGCCGGCGTCCTTGGGAACGAAGCGACGACGAACACGGCGATTGCAGGCCAGCAGGCCCAGAACTCCTATAATTCATCGGTAGGCGCAGGCAATGCGACCGCGCAGGGAGACATGGCGCCATATCAGGCCTCGGCGAATTTCTGGAGCGCGCTGACTGGCCTTGGCAATACCGCGTTGAAGGCATCCGGTATTGGTGGATTTGCTCCGAGCGGTTCCGGAGGTGGGGGTGGAATAGCCAGCGTGATGAATGTAGGTGCCCAAGCTTTCCCGGCTTTCGCTTGAGGCTTGAATAATGGTCGATCTCGCAATTCCCGCGGTCAATTTTTATTCAATGCTGTCTGGTTTGGGTGACACGCTCCAGGCAAATCGCGCCGCGCAGATGAAGCGCGATGCGTTTGCTTCAGCAACTACACCCGGACCTGACGGCAAGATCGACTATAGCAAAGCCATTCTTGGACTTGCTCAGGTCGATCCGCAAGCGGCAAGCGTCCTTGCGGCCGATCGGAATCATCAGGATACGATCCACCAGCAGGCGATCGAAACCGCGCGGAATGCGGCGAACGATGCGTTCAATCATACCTATCAGAATGCCACATTAGCCTTGGCAAAGCGTGCGGCTGACCGTGCGGATGATCCGACGCCTACGGGATTCGTGCGCGGGAACGACAACACTCTTACGCCGCTAACCGGCGGCCCAGCCGATCCAGCCTATATTGCCTCCAAGGCCAAGGCGGAAGCGGACGCCGCGGTAGGCAAGCCCATTCCATTCGAAACACTCTCTGGGACCAAGTTCCTTGTTCGCCAGCCGAACGGTAGCTACGCACAGGTTGATCCAAACGCCGTTGGTGCGCCGCCATCTCCTGCGCCGCAACCGCCAGTCACGCCTGTCGGTTCGCCGCCAATCAGCGCTCCTGTCAATCCCGGCAACCCTTCATCCGCCGCCCCGACAACGCCCGTAGCGAGTCCGCCGGTCGCGCCGAATGCTCCAATCGTTCCTGCGGCAGCCGCTCCCGTAGCTGCTCCCCAGCTGCCTCCGCAGGCCGATTTAAACGCCGTCGATCCGACAACCGGGCGCCGGGAAAACTGGCTAAAGGCGCAAAGCCCTGACGTGCAGGCCTACATCAAGAAGGTCGCGGACTACGAGATCGATCCGCGCACGACTTCGACCAAGGGTGGCCATCGCGAACAGGTCATGTCGGCAGTTGCTCAGTATGATCCGACCTATGACCAGAATACGTTTGGATCGCGGGCCAAGGCAATCAAGGACTTCTCGACCGGGCAGCAGGGCAATGCCATTCGCTCGTTTGACGTTGCGACCGACCATCTCGATACCTTGCAAAAATACGTCGCCGCGATGAAAAACGGCGACATTCCGCTGCTCAACAAAATCCGCAACGCCTGGCAACAGGAAACGGGCTCGTCTCTGCCAACCAACGTGCAGGCGGTCGCGCCAATCGTCGGGGCTGAAGTTTCCAAGGCCATCATTGGCTCAAATAATGCCTTGGCTGATCGTGAAGAACTCAGGCAGCCTTTGCAGAACTCACGCTCGCCAGAGCAGCTTGCCGGTGCGATTGAGGCCTACAAGTCGCTGATGACCGGCCAGCTCAACGGCCTCAAAAAGCAATACGAGGATACGACCGGCAAGAAGAATTTTGCAGATCGTTTGCGGCCGAACACGAAAGCCGTTCTGATGGGAGGCGAGGGTGGATCATCAAAGGTTACTTCGCAGCCCAACGTTACATCTACCGGCATCAAGTGGAGCGTGCAGTAAATGGCTACGCTCAACATCGACGGGCGAAGCGTTCAGGTTGACGATGGGTTCTTGAGCCTGTCGCATGACCAGCAGAATGCGACCGTCGAGGAAATAGCGAAGTCGCTCACGCCTCATTCCAAGCTTTCCGATGCTGTCACTGATATCCCGAATGAGATCAAGAACGCGGCTTCCGAAAATATCGACACAATCAAGAAGGGGATTACCGACCGCGGAACGAAGGGGCCGATTGAAGGTCTGATAGATACCGGCAAAGCCGTACTTGCGATTCCAGGCTTGCTGGCTTCTCCGCTGACAGGCGCGGCACGATCCCTGATTGGTCATCCGATGGCGCAGGCACAACACGCGGTCGGCACCGTCATCGCTCCTGATATTGCAGCCAAGGACGATCCGGCAAAGATGTATGCGGCCGCCAAGGGCGACGTTGACACTGCAATGTCGGCGCTTGCTTCGAGGGGAGTACCGTCCGTTCCAGCCGTCGTCGCGGCACCTGCAAAGGCCGGAGAAGGTCAACAGGTGTTGGCTGCGGCGCAACGCTTGTCTGATGCTGGTGTCCCCGTGGATGTCCCGAGGGCGATTTCCAGCGATAGTGCGGCGGTTCAACGGCTAGGACAGGGAATTAGGAATGTTCCCATAGTCGGAGATGCCGTCCCGAGGGCGACATTAAAGCTCGTTGACGATCTTGGAGCGGCAAACCGCACTATCGCCGATCAATATGGATCTGGCAGCGGTCCCAATGTTGCCAGCCGCATAGGCGACAGGCTTTCGACGGCGGCGACTTCCGAGACAAGCGCCGCTGCAAATGCCGCTCGCTTATCGGATGAGGCCGTGGCAGCCGCGCATGAACGCGCGGGCATTCAAGCCAATCAATCGCTGGATGCGGCCGACACCAACGCCCTGCAACAAACCCGCGCGGCGGTCGGCGATATGTCACCGCAGGACATGGGGCAGGCGCTGATTGAACGGCTGCGCGCGGGAGAACAGGAAGCTAGGGCCAACAAAGATCGCCTGTACGGTATTGCTGAGCGCAGCGACGGTGCCATCAGTGCGGAAGCTGTTCCCGCGATGCGCCCTCGGATCGCGCAAGCCCTGACCGACGCTGGCCGAGAAGTGGACGTGAACCTTACCCCCGCCGCTTCACGAATGATGGCTGAGGTAGACCAGTTCTCACGCGGTGGTAATGCGGACGTGACGCATGGCGCAGTCTATCCGCGCAGTATGCAAGAGATCGAGCAGACGAGAAAGAGGCTGAACGGTTTCTCACAGGCCGCCACAAACGACGCTGACAGAGCCGCGACGCGGATGATTATCCGCGAGTTTGACGGTTGGGTTTCGGATTCCTTCGATAACGCGCTCTTTTCGGGCAGCGATGCTGCGCTTAATGCTTTCCGGGAAGCCCGCGCCGCTAATACGTCGTGGCGCGCGCGCTTTGGCTTCAATGAGCGTGATGACGCTGACAGGGTGGTCAACCGGATTGTCACCGGAGAAACGACGCCGCAGGAAGCGGCAAACTATATCGTTGGTGCTGGAAAGGTCGGAGCCAAGGGTGTTTCCTCCCGGCTGCTAACTCGGATTGCCGAGGCGACAAATGATGATCCCGAGGCCATGCAGGCCATCCGTGGCGGCATCTGGAACCGGCTTTCACAAGCTACAGGCGGCGTAGACGCTAAACCAGGCGCTAAAGTCGCAAACGATATCGGGGAATTTCTCAACGGATCGGGCCGCGATGTCGCGCAAAGGCTGTTCTCCCCCCAACAGCAGAATATCATGCGGACGTATGCCGATACAATTCGGCGGACGGCTTCGGCTCGCGAGCATGTCTCGGAGGTGATGGCAAATACGAAGCCCGGCAAGATGGATGTCGGAGTTGGGCCAATGCAGGAATTGGCTAATGCTGTTCTAGGTAAGGGCGGCAAGACGGATGAGGCGCTGTTTTCCGCGATAGACTCCTACGCTAAATCGGGCGGTCGAGGCGACATTCAAACGCTGTCGCAGATTGTTCAATCAATGCCTCTGAAGGATCGTGGCGATCTCGCAGGTTCAATCGTCCGCAATCTCGGCATCTCGCCTCGCACCCATCAGTTTTCGCCGGATGTGTTTGTCTCGCAATGGCAAGCTTATACGCCGCAGGCCAAGACGCTTTTGTTCGGAAACGCAGGACCGCAGCGCAAGGCGATCGATGATATCGCGCTTGTGTCCGAGCGTTTGAAGCAAATAGGCCAACGGTTTGGCAATCCGTCAGGCACCGCGCAAAATGCCAACATATTTGCGCTTGCTGGCGCGTTCATTGCCGCACCGTTGTCTACGCTTGCGGGTGCCACGGGCGGCGCGATTGCGGCAAAGATACTGGCTTCTCCTGCCGGCGCAGCCAGCGCAGCCAAATGGACGAATGCCTATGCAGCGCTGGTAACGGCGCCAAAGGCGCAGACGATCGGTGCTTTTCAGGCAGCCTCAAGGAATCTCGCGAATACTGCCCGGTCTCTCGGTTCGAATGTCACGCCAGACGACTTTATCCGAGCGATACAGTCCCCGAGCCAAGGCCGCGCCGACGACAAGCCAGACGTTCCACGGCCACCAGGCCAGTAGAAGCACACCAACGCAATAGACCAGCAACGCCGTCCGAAAGGGCGGCTTTTTCTTTGAGGCTTCCTGAATGGCCGGCAGCATTTCACTCTCTATATCACAGCAATTCGATCAATTGGGCAATCCGCTGGCCGGCGGACTGCTGTTTTTCATCGAGGCCGGCACGACTTCCACGCCGCAAAACGCCTACCAGGATTCGGCGCTGACGCTTGCTTGGCCCAATCCATTGATACTCGACGC